TCAAGCCTGTGACCGACAAAGAAGCGTGGGCTAAATTCGAGGATGGGCTGAAGGATGTTACCTCTATGGAGGAGGCATTGGCGTGGGTTAAGAAGAACCAGGCTATTGTGGAAAAGTTAAGCATTCGGGCAATGATCCGCAATTTCAACGATGATATCAGTCGGGCAAATAAATCTTGGCGTAATTAAAATTTAGTTGACACGCATTGGCTCACATCGCTAGACCCGATGGATGGGCAAAATCAATAGCAGGGCGAAGGGTGCGGCAGGGGAGAGGGAGTTAGCAAGTTACTTGCGCGAACAAGGTTGGCAGAAGGCTAGGCGCAGTCAGCAATACGCTGGTAATCCAGAGGGTGGTAGCGGGGATGTGGTTTGCGCGAATTTTCCATTTCATATTGAGGGCAAGCGTTGCCAGGCATTAAAGCCCGAGGATTGGATGGCGCAGGCCAAGCGTGATTGTCCAGAGGGAAAGATCCCAGCGGTATTTTTTAGGCGCAATGGTCGCAAAGAATGGCTTGTTATCTTAACCGCCGACAGCGTGTGCGAATTAGCTAGACAGATCGCGCCTTCAGATGTGAAGATCGAATATATGCCAACGATTGCAAAAGGATTTTACGTCAACACGCCAGAAGATTTAGAACGACTTCAACCCACAACAATAAACCCAAATAAATAAGGAGACACTAAAATGGCACTAACAATCAGTGAATCGGCAAAGATGGAGCGCAAGCTCCCAGAGGCAGGAGCAACAATTGGTATTCTATATTCCCTAGTTGATCTAGGCACGCAGAAGACTAACTGGGATAACGAAGAGAAGTGGACCCCGAAGGTTCGCTTAACCTTTGAACTACCCGAACAGCTAGATGAGTTTGAGGTAGAGGAGAATGGCAAACGTACCAAGGTCAGCAAGCCGATGGTGGTTTCCATTGAGCAGACCCGCAGTCTTGGCGAGAAGGCTAGCCTGCGGAAACTATTGGAACAGTGGCGCGGTCAGACGTTCACATCAGCAGAACTGAAGGCTTTTAGCCTAAAGAATCTGTTGGGCAAAACCGCTATGCTTACCCTCATCCACAAAACCTCTCAAGCTGGTCGCGCCTACTGCGCTATCGCTGGTGCGTCCAAGCTGCCTAAGAGCATGAAGGCTTCGACCACATCTGTTAACGATCAAGTATATTACGAGATCGAGCAGGGTGAGGGTGGTCAGTTCGCAGATATGCCAGAGTGGTTGCAGGACAAGATCCGTGCAAGCAAGGAGTTTGCTGGTGCAGCGGTCACAACCAAAGTTGGCGGTGAAGACGGAGACGGCAACCAGGTTCCGTTCTAAGTTGTATGGCTCTTACCATATCAGCTAAAGAGCCTTTCAATTCCCGCTTGGTCCAAACGGATCAAGCGGGTCATTGGTACACCCAAGAAGGTGATTCGGCTCATTCAATTATCGGTGCAAACGGCAAGGAACGTAACACTACAGTTACCGATGCTCGTAAGCTTGGACTACTGCCAAGTGTTACATCTATTATCGGAATCTTAGACAAGCCACAATTAACAAGTTGGAAGATAGAGCAAGGAATTATGTCCTCGCTTACTCTTCCAAAGGAGGAAAATGAAACACTCGAAGACTACGCTAGAAGGGTGGTTAAAGACTCTAAAGAAGCAACAAGCAAAGCAGCGGAGCATGGCACAAAGATGCATACCGAAATGGAAAACATCCTTCTGGGACGAGCCTGTTCCACAGACGAAGTCCTCCAGCCCTACATCGTTACCTTTAAGAAGTGGTCCGATGAAAACATTGAAAAGACCTACTGGTGCGAAAAGGCAATGGTCGGTGCTGGCTACGCTGGAAGGTGCGATGCCTACGTCCGATTGAAGGGCATTGGCGATGCGATCATTGATCTAAAGAATCGGAAGGTGAATCCAAAGTACTCGCCATTCTACGAAACTTCTGACTGCCCCCAGCTTTGGGCTTACAGAATTGCCAGCGAGAATCCAAAGGCGGCCTGCGTGTCAATCGTGCTTGCATCCAACGATGCAAACAAGATCACCACTAGGACCTGGGAGGATGATGAGTTGTACCAATCTGGTATTGCCTTCCAAGCCATGTTGAAAATCTGGTGCTGGGTTAAGGGCTACACGCCTCCAGGTTGTAAGTTATGAAGCACTTTACCGATAGGGTAATTTTGACAACATATAAACAAAACGTGTCGTTAATTTACCGATCTGTAAACATATCACAATGACCCATCCAACCATAGCCGAGATGGGTGACGAAGCGGCAGCCGTAGTGTGGCGCATTATGGGCAAGGGGTCAGACAAGTCAGCCTACGGAGATTGGTTGCTGAAGGACAGACCAACCCATGATTACCATATTGCTAGGGCTATTCGTCACCTAGCTACAGCCCAGATGCAACTGCATAAGTCCACACCTTGCCCAGATAACAACGGCGAAACAAGTGTTGATCATTTAGAGCGTGCATTGGTTCGGTGTTTGTTTACGCTCGCACAAATAAAGAAAGAGGTGACAAGATTATGAAAGAAACGGAGGTAGATTTTAGCTGGAATGGAGAAGAGTACTCTGCATATGGAACGCCATATATTGAGACTACTGAAGAGGACATTGGACCTTGTAGGTGGGGTGAGCATTTCATGTCAGAGACTGTTAATTCGGTTGAAATGTCTGACATTGAAATCTTGAAAGACGGACAGCTTGTAGTTGATCCTCCCAAGGATTTGTTTGATAAGGCAGATGCTCTTCTCTGCTTGAAGGCAGGAGATGATTGGGAGCGTTCTAATTGAAACTCGCCCTGTCATGGATCTGCTACCACATAGGAAACATAATCAGCTTAACCTTGATGCGGTGGGGGTTGGGTTATCCAACTTATACTCGCCTTATGGTTTGGTCTTCAAACCTAGATAAAGATGGAGTCATCTGGAAAGACGCAAAATGAGAAAAGCATTAGTCACGCAAGCATTCGGAGATGATTGGAAAAAGATACTGGAACTAACTCAGCCGCGCATGGAGGCCTACTGCAAGCGTCACCAGATTGATTTTATCTCGCTAGAGAAGCCATTGGCCGAGCCTGTGCAGTACAGTAAGTCGGCGATTGGAAACATCATGGCAACGAAGGGCTACGAACAAGTCACGTTCCTAGATGCCGATGTCTTGGTTGCAGCCGATTGCCCCGACATAGGCGAAGACGCTGGCGTGTTTTGTGCTTTTGATGAAGGAGCATTCTTAGACCGCAAGCTGGCGATGGGTAAGCTTGCTGGAACTTTCGGCGCGATCATTGACCCGCGCTTCTACGTCAACACTGGCGTGTTTGTGATCTCCTCCAAGGTGGTAGGCGCACTGTCTATGCCACCACTAGGACTACTGCCCAACCACTTTGCCGAGCAGACTTGGATGAACATTATGGTTCACATCTGGAACATCCCGCTGACTGAACTTGACCCTGTTTACAACTGCATGACATCAGTTGAGGAACACTTTGGCCTAGACCGCTACAAGGATGCAATGTGCATTCACTACGCTGGGCAGAGTGCTGACTTGGTTAAGTTGGCCGAGTTAATCAAAGCCGATGACGCAAAGCTAGTCGAGCTAGGACGATGAACTTTGTGCGTGTAGTGCCAGAGTGTGGAAAGTGGCGGTTGCACACCATGAACGGCGAGGCCCTAGGACCGCGACTAATCGGGGCGCACATAGAAGGCGTGGCTCCTTTCATGGATGTATTCGATACCAAGGATGAAGCCCAGGATGCCGCGCAATGCTGGAACATCCTTGCCACTACTTGCAAGCCTAAGAAAAGCTATAAGTGATCAAAGGCGCATTAGTCAAAGGAGGATATGATGAAAAGCTACAGCAGTTGGCTGGCGAGGTTGCCTTGCGTGCGATCATGGATCTTCGCACGCTCCGCAGGCGCGGGGTGGTTAGGTGTATGAAGATTATCGCTAGGCCAGAGCTAGCTAACCTCCGTGATATGCCCGAATACAAAAACTCGCACAATGTCCAGAAGCTACTGGAAGATTTCCGAAACGGCACAGTCGGCTGGTGGTGCAGGGCGGCTGGCATTCGGATATGTAACCGAACATTACTGCGCCGAATGAGGGAGGACGATTATGTTCTTTGCTGATATAGCTGGCATAACGTGGGTAATTGGCTGGATGATTTTATACTCTTGTGTAATTTTATCTGGTATATATTTCGCGCTTTACATAATCCTCTGGATCATAGATCGTATAAAAAAGGAACTAGAAGAATGAGAAGAAAAAAACAACAAATAGAAGTACTAGACATTCGGGAAGTTAAGTCGGCTGTGATCGACATTAAGGTGGATGACAAGACGTTCAACGCTCTGGCTGAGGCTGGTAGGATTCACTTACAGAAGGATAAGAAGGCGTGCTTTGAGTACGCACTGAACCAAGCATTGCTGGAACTAGCCGAGATGACTAAGTGAACGAAGCATTCAAGCAGAAGGTTCTAACCGCCAGCGTGGATCGTTACGTCCTCACGCCTACGCAATGCACCATGCTAAGGCAGGATGCCGAAGTCATGGGCATGAAGCGTGCAACTGTGATGAACAAGGACGGCACTACTAGGCGATCATTCGCAAGAAGCTGCTCATCGTGCTGGGTTCCTTTCGCAAAACATTACGAATGGATTTACAAGGTTATGCGAGAGTTAACAGACAGCATCAATGCCGAGCAATGGCGTTTCGACATTCAAGGCATCCAACAGTTGCAGATACTAAAGTATAATCCCTTGCAACAATTCTGGTGGCACTACGATACATTCACCTCCGAGGCTCCAGTTAGGAAGCTGACAGCGGTGGTCAACCTATCTGACCCTAGCGAGTACCTGGGCGGTGGGTTGCAGGTCAAGGCTGACTTGGAGAATGCTCGGTTTATCCGCGAGCAAGGTGCGGGTACTTGGTTCCCCTCCTACATCGAGCATCGCGCTCGCGCCCCTATCTGGGGTACGCGCTGGGTGTTGGTTGCGTGGTTTACAGGACCAGCGTGGAAGTAGTCCAACTCAATCCCGAACTATGGATGATGACTCCCAAGGGTGAAGGGCTTGCATTCCTGGTGACTGACTACGGATTAGATCATAACAAAATATTTACGATCATGCTTAATCACGGCGAGATTCTTGACTTTGATCTTCGCGATTGTCGCAGATGTGAAAACCCAAGCTTCGGGGTGCAAGCACCAGCAGTGCCCAATCCCTATTACAAACAAGGAGAATAGTATATGCTCGGAAAAGACATTGGTAAGAACATTAAAGAATTGCGTGCTGATAATATGAAGAAGGGTAAGGCTCGCGGTGCTGGTGGTAAGGTGCGCGGACCTAAACAGATCCTAGCCATTGCGCTACGTTCCGCAGGGGTAAAGCCTAAGTACAAAATGAAGTCGGCCTAATGCTTGTAGAGACAAAGGCTAGACTTAAATGGTCCCGCGATATACTTCTTACTGCCAGAGAGAAACTGGTAGTAGAGAAGAATCGCGCGGATCGTGGGAGATCGGTTGACATTATTCAGATTATCACGATGGTGGATGCAGTGGCACTGATAGCGAAAGAAATACTGGAGGAAATAAAATGAACATTGATGAAAAAACTCTTTTTGATTTAGATGAATTTTCTGATTGGCAGAAAGAATGGAAAGATATGCCAGAATTTTTAAGTCAAAACAAAAAGCCACACCAACAAATTATTGTTTCGTTTAAGTCTTATGAAGATGTGAAGGAATTTGCTAATAGACTTGGAGTTAATGTGACTCCAGAAACAGATGCAATCTGGTTCCCGCCCAAAGACAAGGAGAGTGGTTTGTTTTACAAGAGTGATAAATGGACTGAATAGATGAAGAATAAATATCCAATCTTCATTCCCACAAAAGGAAGGCATCAATCACCACAAACAATCAATATGTTTATGTCGCACAAGGTTGACTTTAGAATAGTTATTGAAAAACAAGAGTACGAACAATACTCTAAAATTGTAGATAAAACAAAAATAATTGTAGTCCCACACCAGAATGAGGGATTAACTGTTACAAGGAATTGGATTTGGGATTTCGCCGAAAGTGAGGGCCACGAAAAATTTTGGACATTTGATGATAATATAGGAAGAGTTTATCGCTGGAATAACAATACACGATACCAATGCAAGGATGGAATATATTTGCGGGTAATAGAAGATTTTTCTGATAGATACACCAACTTACATATTATAGGCATGAATTATATGTGTTTCTGCAAAAGCTGCGATAACATCCCGCCATATTATCCTAATACAAGAGTTTACAGCAATATGCTGTTACCAACCAATGCAAGACTATCTAGTGGTGAGAAGCTTAGGAATAAGTTATTTTACAATGATGATACTGATTTGTGCCTTAGAGTTCTTAAAGACGGATTGCCAACAATCCAGATAAATGCATTCCTAATAGATAAATCCCAAACCATGACAGTTGGCGGAGGCATGACTGATTATTATTTGAGCGATGCTTGCAAGGGAAGATTAACTTTTGCCGAAGAATTGCAGCGAGCGCATCCAGATGTTACAACTGTAACTCAAAAATTTGGAAGATGGCATCATCATGTAAATTACAAGCCATTCAGTAAAAACAAGTTGACGCTTAAATGTAATATGCATATACCAGAAGGAGTTAATAATTACGGAATGAAATTAGCACCAGCAATTGTGGGAGAAAAATAAAATGAACGTAGTTAAAGAATGGATTCTTGTAGGCGCAGGGCTGGCAATAGGGAAACTTATTGTGGCTGTTGCAGTGATTGCAGTACTCGCTGTAATCCTTGCTGTGATCTTTATTATAGAGGAGAAAACCAAATGAAACTCTGGATCAATAATACCAACTCAATCCACAAGGTAGATGACAATCTACTTCATACTCGCAACACCTACGTCATTCCAGACGAACTAACTGGTGCGCTATGGGATGACGCTGTGCCTTGTCCTCACAAGATTAAACCATATGCGAAGGGCAGAGCGGCAGGCGGAGCCACCGCAGTGTACCGCGCTGGTGCTATCGGGGATGCAGTCATCGCAACCGCTTTCGTTAATTACTTGGTGCAGGAGTCGGGTGGAGTGGTGGATGTTTACGCCCCTGCTCGCAACTTACCGCTGTACGCTGGCATTGGCGCGAAGCTATTCCCCTTACCTTGCACGCTAGAGGCGTGGGATTCGTATGATTGTCACTTACCCACAGATGACCTGTTCAGTGGTCAGGTAGGTAATACAAAGCTAGGCACTGGTCCTGGTAACTGCTACCAGCGTGTGTACGAGTGGATGGGAGTTTGGGATGAGAAGACGATGGCAAAGTACTGTAAGCCCAATCTTTATCTAATCGAACCCGATCACGAAGAGTTAAAGGCGATGGGCAAGTGGCCACTACCAGATCCCTACTTTGCTTACCATGTTTCATCTAGTGGACCTACTCGCACCTACCCGCCAAAGATGGGACAGGATGCTGTACAGGCGTTGCTGGAAGCCTACCCCAAACATCACGCCGTTATCATTGGCCTAGACAACGCAAACAATTTCAAGGTGGATCACCCGCGTGTGATTGACTTGTTCAACACGACCAAGGCGATTCGTTCCTTGTTCCCTGTGGTTGCCAACGCTGACTTCGTAGTGGCTCCAGATAGTTCAGTCAACCATATCGCTGCGGGGTTAGATGTGCCGTGTGTGTCGCTGTGGGGATCATACGACCCCGCTGACCGCATGACTTACTATCCTAAGAACGTCTCGGTGTTCAAACCCGATACTTGCCCACACGCACCTTGCCGTCCTCATGGTGGGTTGCCACAAGCGAAGTGTAAGGACGCGAGCAATAAAACCCCTCGAACCCAATACTGGTGCAATGCTCTGCGAAACATTACGGCGGAAGACATTGTTGTTGCATCGCACAAGGCGATGGAGCTAGAAGAGAAGTAAGTGAACGACAATCAATTGACACCTAATGAGGCAAGGGTCCTTTTTATTCTGCTTGGTGGAGAAGCAGGTATATCAGGAGAAACGAAAACTGCATATAAATTACTAGGGCGTGCCGTGGCTTGTCTTTATGGTCACGAAAGCGACAAAGTAATCAGATGGCCTAAAACCATAAAACGCAAAATGAACAAACTTTATATGTCTCAATTTGAATGGACTAGGAAATGAATAAAAATGAATCAACTAAAGTAACCTTGGCCTACAGGCGAAGCTCGCCACATTCGGTTTTAATATATTCCCAAGGAAGCTATCGCTATAGCCAAGAACTGTTAAAAGAATTTGAGGATAGGCACGGATACGCAATGGTAGTTGGCTTTGGTGGGTGTGGTTCCAGCTACCCAAAGCTTGCGGATGAGTCTGGGCATTATTGGATGACACATTTTCATCACGCTGTAGTACGAGACAAGGCCGATCCAATTGAACTACACAAAACACTATCTGCAATTCCAGAGTACAGAAATTTATGCGCTGGGGATATTCCATTCTTGAATCAATACGAAGAATGCGACAACAGGGAGTACGACATTTTAGCGGGGTGCTAACCTAACTGGCGTTGTGGTACGCAGGGAGATCCTGCGGCTGGTCCTTCTGTGTGTCGAACCACTTGAATCAGAGCCAGTTTGAATTTTATGAACAACCAACGCATCGCTGAATCAATAGTCGGGGAAGTCGATTGGCAGTCCGAGAATCACGGACTATGCAAATGCCCAGGGGAAGCGGCGCACACCAGCCACACCAGAGTCAGGGATACCACAGTCTTTATTGACGGAGCACCTACTATCTTCTGCTGGCACTCTTCCTGCACGCCATACCGCGATGAGGCCAACCGCAAGCTTCGCCGTGCTATCTCCAGCGACCCGCTGTACAAGTCAGCAGTTAAGGATTCCTTAATGACTCAAGGTAGCGGTTCGATACCAAGGGCCTTGGTAATCCAGAAAGATCCAGAGTTGGAAGTACTAGACCGCATTAAGACTATCGCAGAGTCAAACAAGCAACGCTACCTCACGCACTATAATTGGGACCCAGCCGATATGTTCGAGGAATCGCCTACCCCTATACCAGACGAGCCACAGGCGCAATACGAGGAAATGTTGTCGCTATTCAAACCAGATGACATCGTATGGATAGGTGGGGTCAAGGATAGTGGGAATCACCCACTTCACTTCAAGACCGCAAGCGAGTGGATGCAGACACCGCCCATCAGTCAGTTTACGACTGCTGGGGTGTTTGCGGCTGGTACTATCAGCCGAGCCAATGAGAATGTTATCTCGCGCCGTTACCTAGTCATAGAGTCGGACACGCTGACTAAGCCAGAGATGGGCGCGGTGTTCCAACTGATGCGTGATCTATTTAAGATGAAGTTGTACGCGGTTGTAGATACTGCTGGAAAGAGTTTGCATGGTTGGTTAGAGATGCCCAAGCAAGAGTGGTTTGATCAATTAAAAGCTTTCCTTATCCCGCTAGGGTGCGACCCTGCTACCTTCAAACCAAGTCAGCCAGTACGGATGCCAGGTGTAAAAAGAAACGACAAAACGCAGAGCTTGTTATGGTTCTGCCAAGGAGGAAAGTAAGATGATTGAACCAGCAGTAGCCCTAGGAATTAAACCTAAAACAGATGAGTGGCCGCCGATTAAACGCTATGATGAATTGATGGTAGAGAAGCTACCAGAGCCAGAGATTCTAATAGCTGGCATCTTGCATCAAGGGGGCAAGTTGTTACTAGGTGGGGGCAGTAAGTCTTTTAAATCTTGGGCACTCATTGATCTCGCCTTGTCGATACAGGTTGGCGGGTTGTGGTGGGGGCAGCAGTGTAAGCGTGCCAAGGTTTTATTCATAAATTTCGAGATTCAAGAGTGGAGTTTCCGTAATCGTCTAGCTGATGTAGTCAAAGCAAAGAATCTAACCCAAGATCAAGTGGCAGACTTCGATGTGTGGACGCTGAGAGGTTACGCTGCTGACTTGACAACTATCAGACCTATCATCGAGAAGCAGATCGAAGGTAAAGGCTACCAGGCGATCATTCTTGACCCAAATTATATGCTTATGGGTGATCGTGATGAGAACAACGCTGGAGACATGGCAAATTTGATGAATGAGTTTGAGGTACTGGCAGTTCGACACAATCTTAGTGTCATTTTGTCACATCATTTCGGCAAGGGAAACAAGAGTAATTCAGAGTCTATTGACAGATTCAGTGGCAGTGGTGTCTTTGCACGCAATCCAGACTCGCTTGTAGTCCTTACGGCACACGAAGAGGATGAGCGGAGCTTTACCTGTGAGGTCACGCTCCGTAACTTCCCACCATTAGACAGCTTTGTGGTGCAATGGCACTATCCACTATTCTTGACCAACTACTGCCTCAATCCAGACAATCTAAAGAAGGCTGGAGCGCACAAAGCGATCAACGATTCGGACCTACTAAAAGCAATGGGAATTAAGTCTTGGGTAGCAAATGACTTGGTCAAAACGATGGCAGAAAAGATGGAGGTTTCGGACAGGACTGTTTATCGCTACATTAAGAGGCTGACAAACGCTGGCAAGATCGTGATAGACAACGGCTTCTATTCTGCCAACCAAGCTACTTTCTAGTCGCTGACAAAGGTACTGCCAAAGGCACTGACATCTAAGGTATGACAGACCCCTATAGTACATATAGAAATACAATCTGCATAGGAGAGGGGGAAAGGCTCCCTGAATCCGCCTTCCCCCCAGCCGATCCGAAGCAGCCTTGAGCGTGAATTAAAAAAAACAAATGGCATCGTGGTCGGCGTGTGATAAAGTACGCAAATGAATAAATTAAAACCTGGTTTGTATGCAAACATAAACGCTCGCCGTAAGGCGGGAACTAGCCGTCCTAAATCGCAAAGCACCATCAAGCCTAAGATCTGGCGTATGATGAAAGCTAAGAAGGGTACGTTCTGAACCAGGATAGGGATGAGCTAAAGATGGCTCACAAGTTTATCAGTCTCCTTCAACTCGAGAATGCGAAGCTGCATGGAGTTGTGAGACTGCTGGGCGGGTTAGTGGACGATATGGAGGCTAACTGCTCCTATGAGGTGTTTGAGGCGCAGTGGGAAGGGTTGACCAGCTACGTTAAGGGCTTGTCAGAGTTCTTTTGCACACACCAGAAGGCCCTACAATCGCTCCAGGAGGCTTGCCCTGCGGTTTGGGACCAAGATGAAGTGGATGAAACGTGAGTACCCAAGATTTACCCTGTAACAGCCCTAGGCGTACCCCTGGGGGACCGAAAAAGTTCGTAGTTCGAGCCTGCCAAGGCGGTGAGAGCAAGACAATCCGCTACGGAGACCCCAAGATGACCATTAAGAAGGGCAATCCAGACCGCAGGCGTAGCTTTCGGGCTAGGCACAAATGCGACAGCAATCCGCCGAGTAAACTAACCCCACGTTTTTGGTCATGTCGAAATTGGTGACAACTATGCCTAAAAAAACACGCCACAATGCCCCGCAATCGAGCAAGGATGCCACTAGAAAGCGTCTTAAAGCGAAAGCTGATGCAGTGGACGTTCCAAACAGACCTCTAGGCAACCGAGCGTGCTGTTGCCGTATCGGTCGCTAGGCTTCCGTTTGACGCTCCCGCTTATACGTTCCTTGTACCGCCCTTATGCGTCTATTAAACGTCTTTAATGCGACTGCGCTTCCGTTTGGCTTCTGGCCTGCCGTTCTCTACCCGCCACTTTTGCCAACGCTCCCGCTGGGTCTGCGCTACCATTTGGTAATGCTCCCGCGACATCTTGCGAGCTTTGGTAATTCCTGTAACGCTCCCGCCCTTACGCCCAATGGACGCAAAGTACTCCCGAATGATCTGTTCCTTGTCCATAAAGTTAACCTTCCCGCGAGAATATCTGTGCTTCCGTTTTTACATACCCCTTATGCATCTCGCCTGCATAAAGGCTACGCTGCCGTTTGAATAGCCCACAAGTGTGAGCCATTGCAAGACATTCCCGCCAAGGCTGGAACTTGGGCGGGGATAGTATCGCCTTAGGCTTGCTCTGCCATTAAATAATCTTCTTGAGCGTTTTGAATCCAAGTTTCAACGTCAACTATTCTTTCACACCAAAAGTTATTGTCTTCCATTGCTTCCTTCCCGCTCATATATCCAAGGCCACAAAAGGCAGAATCAAACTCTGCCCACTTCCCTCCAGTTGGCTCGCTGGTGTCAAGTTGGTGCATGTACGTTGGGTTGTTTTTTTTCATATGTGTTTTTCCTTTATAGTTCTGCGCCGCCGTTTATGGCTGCGCTTCCGTTTGTTAGGTTAATCCTATCGGATCTTACCTTTGCTTCCCCCGTGCTAAAGGGGAAGACAAGGGAAGACTACTTGCGCGGCTTGTCCCGTGGCGTGCAAAGCCATACAAAAAGGCATAGCGCGGTTGCGTGCATCATGCCTAATGCGTACATGGCGGGGTCATTCATTTTTTCACCTCCTCAGCGCGGATAGGGTTCCAATCCCAACTTCCCTCGTGCAGTTCCGTCCACTCTCCGCCGTCAATCTTGTCCGCCTTGTCCATCGCGTCTTCTTCATTCTCCGCCATTACTTCAACTTCATATTCCAATAGGCTTTGTGCTATTACTTTGAATTTTTTCATTTTGTTTGTCTCTTTCTTTTTTGATCTCCGCGCTCCATTCCATCCCATTCCGCACTGCCCAACGTAGGGCGGTAGCGTATGAGAGGAAACGCGCGAAGAATTGACCGCGTGAATTGTACACCGCGAAGTAGTGCCTAGTGCTTTCCATAAGCGACAACCTCCAATTTTTTGTCCCAACATGCGCGACATGTCAGGCACTTGTTACCCTGCCTTGAACTAGGGCAAGTCTCCCCACTTGTGACTACAGTTGACACTTGCACACCCAACCGCCGTGCTAGTGCCAATGGTGCCACGCCGTCAATCATATGAGCGGACAGGCGAATGGTGAGATTCGCGGGAACTTTGCCGCCGTTGTTAAGGTATGACTGCACGACTCCCGCTTCCCTTGTTGGCAACCAGTGCCGCACGTTGGGAGTTTTTTCGCATACTTCAATTATCTTTTTTAGATGGTTTGAGTTTTGCAAGTCTCCCGCATCGTGCCATCTAAAGAATGCGTTTCCCTCTGCTTCTATTAAGTAAACCATGCTTTCAACCCAATCTTCGCGCCGTAGTGAACGCAAACGCCGCGCCAAGGCAGCGCGAACGGCAGGGAACCCATAGTTCCCCTTCATCGCGTAGCACTTGGAGCAAACCGATCCTTCTACCTTGCGAAGCTTGCCGCCAACCTTGCAAAGTGATGCAGGGATGGAGTAAGCAGGGCAAGGCATTTTACTTGGGCGAGAAAATCCGCCTCCTGTGGATGTTGTCGCGTGTTCGAAGGTCATCATGATTTAATTCCTCCCTTCCATCGTCACTAGGACGCTATGCTGCCAAGCGTTTTCCTTAATCCATTCCATGATCGTTTCCGCGTGGTATGACGTTGTCATGTCATGGAGATGATTAAGAAGGCGGCTCTCATGGATGCGCCCGAATATGTTCGAATGGATAACCGCTCCACTCTTCCACTCTTTCACTAGTACCTTTATTGTTGTGCCTTGGGGAAAATACGTTCCCTCGCTAACTTTGATTTGTATTATTCCGCCAATGCATTCTTCACCTATCTTCCAAGTTTTAGTTTTGTTCATTGTGTGTAGTTTCCTTTTTTGTTTTTAGTTTTTACCGAAGTAGCCAAGCGCCATAAATAGAACGCATGGCGAGAGGAATAGGATTGTTATTGCTAGGTCAATCATTTTCCATTCCCTCCATCTTGCGTTACAAAGTAAGTTGCAAACCTTCCTGAAAAAGTCATGCGCTTCCATCCAAAAACTTTTTTGAAATGATTTTGCGCCCTTCTTAGGCTTCTTGCGTTTACGCTCAATACAGGAGAAATGATAGTTTGTGGAAAATCACCGAATCCATATTCGGAAGTATTTTCGCTTTTATAGCTTCTTCTATATAGAGTATATGGTTGAACTACATTTTCACGAGCGTCTTTAACCGCGCCCGTTTCGGTGTGTGTTGTGTTATTCATATGGTCATAATGCAAGCCTATAGCATCTTGTCAAACTTTATTTTGATATATTTTAATGTAAGGTAAACGCATGGAAGAAAGCATTGTTGAGAAGGGAAAGAATGGGCGCGATATATTCACGAAGGAATTGGCGGATGAGATAGTCGCGGCCTGTGGCTCAGGCTTTACGATTGAGAAAGCGGGCGCGTTGGTTGGTGTGAATGCAAACACGATAAAAACTTGGGCAAGTAGAAAGCCTGATTTTGCGCGTAGGGTGGAAACTGCCAGAAAAAAGCACGAGCTTTCCTTACTGCGGGATATAGAGCTAGCAGGGGAGAAGTCATGGCAAGCCAAAGCTTGGATGGCTGAAAGAATCTACAATCACGCACAACCCTCTGCACGTCTGTCAGTTACGCAAGATGTCACCCACGGCATCTCCTCGAACTTGGCCAGCTTGTTGGCGGGGATTGCGGTGAAGAAGAAGGCGCAAGTGATTGACCTCCAGGATGTTAAAGACAAACCCAAGATCAATAGTTTATACAATAGCAATTGTGCGACAAGTGGTACGCAAGATGTTGTCACTACAACACAATTAAAAATCTGTAAGCCTCGCAAGGTAGCCATGAAGAGAAGAAAACCTAGGGCTGAGAGCCTAGCCAAGTACACCACCACGCCACCCGCCACGCCCCCAGCCCCCGCTTGATACACATAACCCCCCCTAAATTATTGTGGCTCAAAACAAAAAGAAGTCTTAGCACACCACCATGCCAAAGCCACCCAAGCGTAGCCAAGAAGAGGCGTTAGAAGACCTTGGCAAACCAGCCAATTTCGCATCTAACGCATTGGGCATCAACCTTTATGACTGGCAACGGAAGGTGTTAACCGATTTACACCCCAGAGACTCGCGCGTAGCATTGCGTGCAGCCAACGGCTCTGGCAAGACCAGCACAGTTATTTCGTCCATTTTGATATGGCACGCCCTCGTTTACCCGCGCTCAATTGCTGTAACAACGGCAGGCGTGTACCGACAAGTTGAAAGTCAGTTGTGGCCTAGCCTTCGCCATCACATTTCTAAACTCGGTGGGGCATGGGAGGTGACATCTGGCGAGATCCGTTACCTCCACCCCAACGGCAACACATCGCGCATTATCGGGTACTCAGCCACCGATGCAGGGCGTGCAGAAGGCTGGCACGCTGAAGACCACGACAACCATCCTCTGCTCATGGTAGTGGACGAAGCCAAGACTGTAGCCGACCCTCTATTCGAGGCTATCAGCCGTTGCCAACCAACCAGACTGTTGATCGCATCCAGCCCAGGCGGGTCTAGCGGCGCGTTCTACCGCGCCTTCACCAAGGAGGCTGATATGTGGAAGAAGCACTCTGTCACAGCGTTTGACTGCCCCCACATCACACAGGTACAGATTGATGAGGTTATCCAGCGTTACGGCGAGAAACACCCGCTGACACGCTCCATGATATACGGAGAGTTCGTTGACATAGGTTCCGAGAGCCTTGTCATCAGCCTAAACCAACTCCAGCATTGCCTAACTACTCCACCAGCATTCAAGCCTGGCACTAGGGTAGCAGGCGTGGACTTTGCAGCAGGCGGGGATTGCAACGTGCTAGCAATAAGAGATGGCAATAAGGTTCTACCATTCCTAGCCTGGCGTGATCGTGACACGATGGCAGCGGTAGGGCGGTTTATCGTAGAGTTTAAGAAGGCTGGGCTAGAGCCTAACAACATATTTGCCGATGCGAGTGGGTTGGGGATGCCTATGTGCGATGCGCTGGCAGAGGCAGGCTGGGAGGTCAACCGAGTCAACTTCGGATCTACTGCCTACGATGCTGATGCCTATACCAATCGGTCTGCTGAGATGTGGTATGGCATGGCAAAGAAGATTGATGGGGCTGAGATCATCCTGCCAGAAGACGATGACCTGACTGCACAACTAACTTGCAGGAAAAGCCTGGTCAACTCCAAAGGCAAGCTAGGCGTGGAATCTAAGGATTCGATGCGTTCTAGGGGTCTTGCCTCACCAGATAAGGCAGACGCACTTGCTTTATGCTTGGATGGTGGCAACATGAGGTTCGACTTGACCTTTCAGATCGAAAGGCCAACTTGGAAATCACTTCAAGCCATGATGGAGTTTCACGACCCTGTTATGGCTGGGTTTGAAGCAGGAGGATAAAACTATGAATATATGGAACTGGATCACATCGAATTGGACAGACGTAGTTGCTGCGGTTGGCGGCATTGTATTGGCTGCTCGTATTATTGTTAAGCTCACCCCCACTCCAGCGGATGACTCGATCTTGGAAAAGGTCGTTGCATTTCTGAAGACTGTCGGGTTAAACATCAAATAAATTTAAGTGATCGGTGCGATACTTCAAATCATCGCATCAGTCCTTCGCCTCATACCAGGTTGGTATGAGAAGCGTGTTGACAAGAACGCTACCGAGTGGAAAGATAATCGTGAGGTTATTGATCGCGAACTTGGTTCTGTTGCTTGGTGGGTGCGCGACAACAAGTCCGATAACGAACACATCGGGGGCAGTTGAGTCATTAATGAAAGACGATAACTACCCTGCGGTTCGTACTGCCTCTCCAGCCATTCGTGCCTGGGCGAAGAAGGCACTTAACTATGTCAATGATCTTTCTTATGAACTTCAAACGGAGCGCAACAAATGAACGCTAAAGATACACGCAGGAATAGTTATTACACACGGATTATTGACTCGCTCAACCAGCGTGAGACTTGGGAGAATCGTCAACGGCTGTTCTACCAGGCTCGCTATTTTGGTGTTAGGCGCAAGATTAAGCCTTGGCCTACAGCAGCCGACCTACACGTTCAGTTAATTGACTCTGCTATCGAGAAGCTAAAACCTTCTTTCGTCAATAGCGCAATCGGTAACGACATCCTTTCTAGCTTCGTTCCTATGCGCCAGCAGTTGGCTCCGCTGACAGTATCAGCCGAGCGTTGGTTTGATTACCAGATGCGTGAGCGTACCAACTTCCAGAAAGAGATTGTTTCAGTCATCGACAACATCCTGCTCTACGGGCGCGGAGTAGCTAAAGTAATCTGGAACGAGGACAAGAAGCGTATTGACTTTGAAGCTATTGATCCATTCCATATCATCGTTCCTTCCTACACAAAGGAGTTTAAAGATGCCGATTTCATTGTTCACATCATCTCAACAAGTGTCGATTCCTATAAGGCAAATCCGCTTTACAAGCAGGGGGACGAGTTCGTTAAAATCATTTCGGGTAAACCCTCGAAATCAGTGGGCTTACGAAGTGAGATTCAGGACGAAATTTACAGGCGCGAAGGAATTACTCAAGAATCTGACAATGATCGTATTGTCCTTTGGGAAATGTATACGCCGTCCGAAGATGGATGGAAGGTTGAAACCTACAGTCCTCTGGTTATAGACGAAGACATTCGCAAACCTTTCACGCTACCCTACCGACATGGTGAACCACCTTTTGTAGATTTCCCCTATGAGGTCACAGGGGGCGGTTGGTATAGCCCTCGCGGAGTTGCAGAAATTCTCCTCCCTGGCGAGAATCTATTAAATAAGCTCAAGAACTCGTTGAGTGATTACGTTGAGCTAGCCAACCGACCCGTCTTTGAAGCACAGAATCCTATCTCGCTAAACACAGCGAACTTGAAAATGCAGCCTGGTCAGATCCTGCCACAAGGATTAAAGCCAGTTCAGTTCAGCCAGCCTCCATTCGACTTCCAGCGTTTGATGCTTGAAGAGCGTCAACTTGCTGAACAGCGTATGGGCAACCCAGACTTTGGAGCAGGCTCGCAGTATAACGCTGGGGATAGAAAGACTGCTACCGAGATTCAAGCGTTGCAGTCGCAGTCAGCATCCTCTGGCGATCTTCGTAATCGTATGTTTAGGATGGGTCTATCCCACCTATTCAAACAATGCTGGTCACTCTACACGCAGTACAACAAGAAAGACTTGATGTATCGGTATGCGGAGGAAACTGGTTCGATGCCACCAGACGGCATCCATGATGAGTATTCCATTGAACCAAAGGGTGGACTAGACTTTATTAACCGCCAGTTTGCGTTGCAGAAATCAGTTAGCCGTATGGCTATGTTCCAAAACAATCCTTTCATCAACCAAGGCGAACTGGTTAAATCGGTGCTTGAACAAGACGATCCATCGCTGGTCCGTAGGCTCTACCAAGATCCTAACGCTGCCTCTGGGGATCAGGCTGAAGATCAAGCGACTGAAATTGCGACCATGCTCACCACAGGCTTCCCTGTCGCTATCAAGCCTAGCGATGACCACAAGGCGCATATATCAGTTCTCTTCGCGTTTAACCAAGCTGCTCAACAGCGGCAACAACAGGTCGATCAGAGCGCAATGCAAGTTCTGATGGCTCATCTCCAACAGCATTTAGCAGCGTTGGAGAAGATTGATCCCAATACATCCCGCGCAATTCAGAAACAGCTTCGAGATGCAGGCAAGGCTCAAGTGCAACAACAGGGGCAACAACTGCCACCTGAAGCGATGCAAGGCCAAGCACCAGCACCGATGCCTGCTTGAGAGTACCAGTAATGCGAGATGCCTTCCAAGCGGAAGGCTTAACAAAACTTTGTGAGTGGGCGAATGAGGCGGGTGCAAATAATAAGGCGGTTGAGATTGGATCTTACAGCGGGGAAGGTACAGTGGTTATTGCTAAACATTTCAAGGAGGTTATGGCGGTTGATCCTTGGATGAATGGGTACGACATTAACGATGTAGCAAGCCAGCAATGCCCGATGAAGTTTGTTTTCGAGGCTTTTAAAGAACGTGCCACTCCACTTGGCAATGTTTTGCATAACAGAAGTAAAAGCCTAGATGCCTTACAGTTCTTTAGGGATGACGAGCTAGACTTTATCTACATAGACGGAGATCATCGCTACGAAGGCGTGCTTGCAGATCTGAATGGATGGAAGCCTAAGCTTAGGTCTGGCGGGATAATGGCTGGGCATGATTGGAGTTTTAAGTCAGTACAAAAGGCTTTGGTTGAGGTATTTAAGGATAAGGAAGCAGTTCTATTTCAGGGGGATTCATGGGGTATAAAGCTATGAGAAAACTAAAGGCAGCACTGGCGTTCATACGCGACCAAGCATGGATTAACGAACCTAAGTGGGAAGATGAGGACGAGAAGGCGTGGACAGGCTTCTTATCTACACCTACTGGCAAGAAACTTAGTCTTATACTTTTGAACCTAACCCTACGCCAAAATGCATCTGCTGTAATGAAAAAGCATGATGTACTTGCGGATGCGTGTGGTTATGCTAAAGGATTCAGAGGGTGTGTTGCGACATTGGAATCGCTCGCATCTCAAAAACTTAACTCCGCCGTCCCAGGCTATGGGGATGGATCGGATGAACCAGTAGCCGATTAACCTTTAGGTAGATTGACTCCCTACCAACAAGTGTAAAGAAAGGGTCAAAATGGCAGATTCAACGGAAGTTACTGAACTGGATATGTTGAAACTAGCGGCAGCAGCCGATGCAGGATTGGAAACAGTCCCGCAGGATGAGCCGAAAGTGGAAGCAAAAACAGAGGTCGCTTCAAGCGGAGATACCGAGCAGAAACCCGCGCCTGCTGGAGAAGCCGAAACAAACAAACGTGGAGCCTCGGATGAGGTTCCAGCCTCTAAGGAGAAATCCAAAGAAGCAAGTTCTTTAACAGACCAACCTTCAGAAAACAACTCGGAATCGGCTTCCGAACAAAAGAAGCCTACCCGATATGAGAAGGCAAAGAGCAGACTCGAAAAAGAGTGGGACGATGTTAGAGAAGAAAAAGCAAGACTCAAATCAGAGCGTGAATCAATCGAACAGGCCAAAGCCCAACGAGAGACTTCGCAATCTGGTTCTGAGGTGCAGAAAACTGGAAACCGCCGCTTTAGTGCGGAGGATTACAGGGAAGCGGCAAAAAGCTATCGTGACGAAGGCCGTGATGATCTTGCAAAACTCGCAGAACAAAAGTCCACTGAAATCGAATCTGAGGATCGCAAAGAGTTTGAGCAAAAAACTCAAACTGAATTAAAGTCAGCATGGGATAAAAACCTACTTGAAGAAGTAGATTCTAACCCAGACCTTAAAGATTCTAAAAGCCAACTCTACAAAGCAGTATCTGAGA